GATGCCCCACCGCTTCGGAGAATTTTGAGAACTCCGCCTCGGCATCGATTCTAGCGGCATGTTCATGATAGATTCACGATTTGTTCACATATGTTGCCATTATGATCACGATTTGTTCTGTAGATACGGTCGTGTTGACGATTGTAAATACGGGGGTCGGCGTGGTATGCGACAGTGACACCCTCTCGGCTCGCAGAGACCTCTCAGACCGCCATATCCGAGACCCACGCCGACACCTTTTCCGTCTGGAATTCCGTCCTATGCCTATCCTAGACCCCGAAACCACTTGGCATGTACTTTGCTACTACCGGACGCTGGGCTATGACGTGGTCACGGTGTCGCAGTTCGGCGAGGTGTGTCCCGGCTATACGACCGAGGGGTTGTTACGAGTTCTAAATACGGCAAAAGGATCAAACATGACGATTCGTAAAGATCGTGGCGGCCTTGCCGTCCAAGCCAGCCGACCATTCTCCACGCAGAACGTGACCATTGGACCGACCAGTAATGCCTCGACCGCCTTCACCGTCGCGGCTTCACAGCCCTATCCCAACGCCGGCGGTCAGATGTTCAATGCCTCGCAGACCACTCTGCATGTGCGCGTGGTGTCGTCCTCGAATTGCTGGCTGGCGTTCGGGGCGGCGCCGACCGCAACGATGGGGGCGGGATCGACCTATCTGCCAGCCAATCTGCCGGAGTACTTCTTCGTCAACGCCGGGGAAAAGATCGCTGTTATCCAAGACACTGTGGCTGGTACCTTGAATATCGCGGAATTGGGCAGTTAATGCTTGGCCGCCAGCCCGCTTTCACGGTCTCAGGGAAGCCCGGTCTCTCGAAGATAGCGGCGCCGTTGATCGCGCTGGACTTCCAAGCCAATCAAACGATTCCTGCCGGCTGGACCTTTACCCGCGCTTCGGTCGCCACCGACACCCTCGCCAGCGATCCCGCAGCACGCGCCATCACCGATTTTGCCATCAATGCGCCGCGTTTTCGGCCAGAGGGATTGCTCCTTGGATTACTACGCAGCAACTTCCTGCCAAATTCGGCCAACCCCGGTGCGGTGCAGGTCAATAGCATCGGCAATCTGGGGCAACGCGCCTATATGTGCTGGATGCTTGGCACCGGCAGTGTGACCTTGGCCAATAACACGGCGACTTCGACCGATCTGCCACTGACGGTCACCCAAGGCACGCCCAGAGTCTTCACCACACAGACATCGACCGGCAATATCAAGGCGACGCCTTCTGGACAGGTCTTATGCTGGCAAATGGAACAGGCGGACGCAGCGACATTCCCCGCTGCCCCGTCATCGCTGATCAAGACCGTAGCGGCCTTGGTCAGTCGTTCACCCGATGCCCTGATGTACAACAGCGCCAGTTGGCTGAACGCGACGGCTGGCACCTATGTCGTCGAACTGGTGCCACTGAATCTCAATCTCTCCTGCGTCGTCTGTGCAGCATTCCTGACCGCCAACGCGGCCGGCGATCGCGAGCAAATCTTCACTAATTTCACGCCATCCTTCGGCACGATGTCGGCCAACAGCATCACACAGGCCGGCGTGAATAATTTGGGGCGCATAGATGCCAGTCTGGTGATGTCGCCGGGTAGCGTCTATCGGGTCGGCTATACGGCAGGCCCCAATCGCCGATTGATTTCTATGAACGGCAGCGATCCAGTGACCGGCGGTCTGTTGGGGCCGCGATCATCGGCCTTCGATCTGTTCGCTCTGATGGCGACCAATGTGCAGGGACAAGTTCAGCCGGGCTTTCTTCGCAAGTTCTACTATTGGCCCAATGAATTGTCGCGCCCGCACCTTCAATCAGTCACACAACTGGCGTGGTCGCCTTAGACCGACCGCGATTTCAGCCCGTCGATCATGGATGGTAGATGCCGTCGGTCCATGATCGTCCCAGAGGGGGCTTAGGAATAAGCAGCCGGGGCGCATCCCCCTCCCCTACCATAAATAGTCGGCGGCGAGGATAGACCTCGCCGTCTAGACTCCAACGCTGATCCACCAGAATTGCGCCGGTCCCGGACTAGGAAATAATGGCGAGGTGGTCAACACGTTGAACGCCGTGTTGGTCGTCCCACTTACCGAAGCCCACGATCCCACCGGATCGTTGCCAGTGTTCGCCAAGACGATCGGCACGTTGACGTAAGGTCGGGCGAAATTCACCGTCAGAAAGCCGCCCGTGCCAAAGGTTGATGCAAAACCGAATTGGATTAAAAATCCCGTCGTATTATCAACCCACCATCCCGGATTGGCCCATAGAACGGCAGTAGTGCCACCACCTCCGCCACCTCCTCCTCCAGCGGGACCCGTTGGCCCAGTGGCCCCCTGAATTCCAGTAGGGCCAGTGGCGCCCAGAGGGCCGGTGGGGCCGGGCATCAGTTGAATAGCACTGATCGCTGTGCTGATCGCCGATGTGATACCGGCGAGATCGCGAAATTGCTGCAAAGTCAGCGCACCAAGAATCGGTAAGACCACCGCCGAAATCGCCGAGGCCGGCAACGGCTCCGAAGCCAACAGGTCGAAGATGCCGACCCCGTTGGAATCTGATAGAATCAGCCGTACGTCGCCGTCAGCATAGACCTCACATGCCCCGCGATCGTCGAGAGTTATTGGATTTGTGTTGAAAATTGTTTCGGCGGCATCCTGCCATGTATTTTTCGGCGTCGAGGTCCCCGGAACATAGGTCCCCAACGTGCCACCGGCCAATGGAGCGCCGTTTTCGTCAATGAAGAATAGCTGAGGTGGTACGAGTAAACCGGCCATCAGGCGAATCCATATGCTGACCACATGGCGACACACGGAACGCCGATGGAATTGTTCGTATCTTCGACAAAAACGTCGAATCCGCCGCCAATTGGGTTGACCAGACGCAAAACGGCATTGATCGGGTTGTTTGAGGTGACCGCCGTGACCGAAATCAAGTTAGAATAGGGCTTGGCGAAGACGATATGCGCCGTTCCGGTGCTATTTGTCGTCGTTTGGCCGAAATTGATCAAAAATCCCGTCGATGGATCGAACCAATAGCCGGGATTTGCCGATGAAAACGTCGCCCCACTGCCTCCGGGGCCTGTAGGGCCAGTGGCGCCCGTCGGCCCTACAGGCCCCGCGACACCTTGGGGGCCAGTGGGACCCGGCATTAAGTCGATCGCCGAGACCGCGTCGGAAATAGCCTGTGTTACGCCTAATAAATCTCTGGCTTGTTGCAAACTGGTAGCCGCAACGATCGGTGCCATGACATCGCTGATCGCGTCGCCGGGCAATGGTGCCGAGGTCGGACGATCCCATATCTCATTCCCTGCACTATCGTAGAGAATCTGTCGATAATCCCCTTTCCCGAGGATAATCGCTCGACCAGCCGAGTCCAAAACGACTGGATTGACATTAACGATATTGCCGGCCGGGTCTTGATAGGTGGCCTTCAAGTTGAGCGTACCGGGCACACACATCAGGACTTGGCCGCCCGCATAGGGGACGCCATTTTCATCGACGAACTGCTCTTCGGCGTTCGGAACAAGGGAATTGGTCATCTGGTATTTATGGGGATAGGGCACCCCATACACAGCCATAGCTTGCCGGCCGGTCTGTGTATGGGGTGATAGGCCCCCGGCGCTCCAGCCAATCGAGCAAGCAAGCTTGCCAATCCACAGACGATCCCGATTCGGCGGATTGGCACGCACGCCAATCTGTGGATCGCCTATTTAGATTTCGTAAATATGAGCTATGACCGATGATACAACCACTAAACGAGTCCGTCGAAACGGACGGATGCCGGAAGCCGAAGAATTACGTGACGCCGCCCGCAGCGTCAGTATGATCCTGCTGCAATCGCTCGCCGAGATTGTCAAATCCGGCAAGAATGAAGCCGCCCGCGTCTCCGCCGCCAAGGAACTCCTCGATAGAGGATGGGGTCGCAGTCATATCATCCCGTCCGGTGAATTGCGGCCACAGGCGAAGATCGAGGTGAGCTTCCCGGACGAAGATAAGAATGCCTAAAGGCTATTCCAGCTACGATCGTGAACGCGACGACCTCACTCAAGCGAAACCGAAGCTGATCGATGTCGCCGCGACCTTTCCACCGAAATTCAAGCCTTTCCTGACGGAAAGAGCCCGATGGAAGGTGACCTACGGCGGGAGAGGTGGCGCTAAGACCGAATCCTGCGCCAAAGCCTTGCTATTGATGGGTAAGAAACAACCGCTCAGAATTCTGTGCTGTCGCGAGATCATGCAGTCGATCAAACAGTCAAGCCATCAGGTCCTCGCCACGATGATCGAGGAACTCGGTCTCGGCTCGTACTACACCGTTGAGAAAGGCATGATCTACGGTCCGTTCGTCGATTGGGTCGATGCTAACGGTCAGCGGAAGAAACGGCGTACCGAGTTCCTATTCGCTGGACTAAGAGAGATGTCGGTCGCTCAGATCAAGTCATTCCACGACGTGCAAATCGCGTGGATCGATGAAGCTCAAGCCATCAGTAAGCGATCTATGCAAGTACTTGCGCCGACTATACGTCGTGCCGGTGGGTCAGACCCAAGTTTTCCATGCGAGATATGGCTGTCGTACAATCCAACGTACGAGCACGATTGGGTGCATGAGACGTTCGTCAACAATGACCCGCCGGACGACAGCATCGTCATCCCGATGTCGTTCGAAGATAATCCGTGGTTCGACCGCTCTGGTTTGAGGCCACTGATGGAGGAGATGCGCCGGCGGAATTATGAGGAGTACCTCCACGTCTGGGCGGGCGAATGCCTCAAATTCTGGGAAGGCCAAATCTATCTCAATGAGCTAAAAGAGGCCGATGAAGAAGGGCGGATCGGCGAGGTGCCCTATCGTTCCGACGCACCCTGTCAAGCAGCGTTCGATATCGGCGGCGGCAACGATGCCACCAGTATTTGGATATTCCAGCCAGTCGGCGACATGCTCCACCTGATCGACTACTACGAGGCGGTGCAATCGACCGTGGATGCCCATCTGCGTTGGATCGAATCCCGCCCGTACGTGGTTGACAAATACTGGCTACCCCAAGATGCCAAGCAAAAACACGCTGGTATGGCGCATTCCTACGAACAGCTAGTCAGGATGAAGGGCAAAAAGGTCCAAATCGTCCCTACTGGCGCCGGATCGGTCGAAGAAGGCATCAACGCGGTCAGAACTTTGTTTCCACGTATGAAATTCGATAGAAAACGCTGTGCTAAGGGTCTGATTGCGATCAGAAACTATCGGTATGAACTGGCCGGCGATGAAGAAGGTGTGTTCAAGAGTCTGCCAGTGCATGACAAATACTCCCATGCCAACGATTCACTAAGATATTTGTGTATGGCCTACCGCACGGCGAAAGACGCCAAGTCGGATATGTCTAAGTATCGCAACGCTAATCCCTTCCGGGGGCAATCGGACGGCTGGATGACGCTTTAGTGGTTATCAAATCTATTGCGAGTGACGAAGATGACATTTTACTCGGCATTATGCAGCTTCACAATGATGGTCAGCCATTCGATCTCGATCCGACGTTTTCGCGGGGAGCTTTCTATCGTAGCGGACGAGTGCCAATGCCGGTCCATCGCTTCGATCTCAATCCGGTCAGGGAAGATGTGCTTGCGGCTGGAGTGACTAACCTTCCGCTGGCTGATTGCTCAATCGGCAGCGTGATTTTCGACCCACCATTCATCTTCAATCCACATGGACGCTTTAGCAATGCACAGATTCGTTTCAGTAGTTTCCCCACATGGGATGATATGGAACGAACTTATCGCGGTGCATTGGACGAATTCAAGCGCATTCTGCGTCCCAAGGGGATTGTCGCCTTCAAGTGTCAAGACAACACTGATTCAAAGTCGGTGATGACCCATTGTCATGTTTGGCAATGGGCTACTATGGCCGGATTCTACGCCAAAGATGTGTTCATTAGATATCGGTATAACGGTCCCGTGTACAATCCCTATGTGCACCAACGTCATGCCAGAAAGTTCCACAGCTATTGGTGGGTTTTCGTTCGATGACGCTATAATCTCTAAATATCGCCATGACTAATGAAAAAATCCTCGCCGAGGCACGCGATCGATTTCGTAAATGCCAAACGCATGAATCTCAGGCTCGTAACAACTGGCGAGCCGATATGCGCTTCGCCTACGGGGATTCAGTCAACCTCTATCAGTGGCAATCGGACATCATCGACTCCCGTACCGCCAGTGGAAAACCTTGTTTCACCGTCAACCGGACAAAAAACTACTGCATGCAAATCGTCAACGACGCCAAGCAGAATAAAGCAGCGGTCGAGGTCCGGGCGGTCGGTGGAGGTGCCAGCTTCAAGGCCGCCGAGGTACTGGAAGGCATCGTAAGGCATATCGAATACATTTCCAATGCCGAAGCGGCCTATGAACAGGCATCCCATGACCAAGTGTTCGGTGGCATCGGCTACTGGCGGATCATCACCGACTATAGTCACGACGATAGCTTCGATCAGGAAATCTATATCCGGCCGATTAAAGACGCGCTGTCCGTCTATCTCGATCCCTATATCCAGCAAGCTGACGGATCGGACGCGATGTTCGGCTTCGTGTTCACCACGATGGATAAGAAGGATTTCGAGAAGGCTTTTCCTCGCCATAAGGATGCTATCGGCGACCTGCCATTCAGCATGGAGAACGACGCCGACGATCTGAAACTGCGGGAAGATCGCGTCAGGGTATGTGAGTACTTCCGGAAAACATTTGAGCCCGACACCTTGCACTATCTACAAGACGGCTCAACGGTGAAGGAGTCAGTCATCGAGGAGATGGGGCTGAAAGACAAACTCGACGAATTGAGTGTCAAACAACGGGACATCTCGGTCGCCAAGGTCGAATGGTATCTGATCGCCGGTGATAAGATCGTCAATCAGTCCACCTTCCCGTCCCAATACATCCCCATCGTGCGGTGTGTCGGTCAAGAGACGCTGATCGACGGTGTGCTCGACCGTATCGGCCATGTTCGTTCCCTGATCGATCCGCAACGCTCTTATAATTATTACACAAGCGCAGGAATCGAGTTCGTTGCGACTCAGACAAAATCCCCGTGGTTGGCAGATGTCGCCAGTATTGAGGGAATGGAAGAGTACTGGCGCGACGCAAACCTAAAGAATTATGCCGTACTTCCTTACAAAGGTCGAGGGGATGACGGCAATGAGATCGAGCCACCACATCGCGCCGACCCGCCGACCTATGCCAGTGCCTTTTTGGACGGCATGAAGGTCAGTGCCAGCGAGATGGAATTGACCAGCGCCCAGCCGCCCGCGAGCATGGGTGACACATCGAATGAACGGTCGGGTAAGGCCGTTCTAGAGCGTCAACGGGCCGCTGCCAATTCGACCTACCATTTCGTCAACAACCTATCGTCAGCGATTCGTCACACCGGCAAGATATTGATCGACATGATTCCGCGTGTTTATGACACCGAGCGGACGATGAAAATCCTCGCTCAGGATGGATCGATGCAGACGGTGAAGCTCGATCCGACCGTCCAGCAGGCGCATACGCCGATGCCGGCGCTCGATCCGGAATCAATCGATCCGCAACAAATCGCCGCCGTGCTCAATCCCTCGGTCGGCGAATATGATGTTGTCGCTGAGGTCGGACCCCAGTATGCCACCCGCCGACAGGAATTCGTCGCCGCCACGATGGACATCCTCGCCCAGAATGAGTCCCTTACGCCGCTGATCGGCGACTTGGTGTTCGCCAATATGGATTTCCCCGGCGCCCAAGAGATCGCCGAGCGGATGCGTCGAATGGTGCCACCACAGGCGACCGGCGTGGTCGATCCCCAGGTGGAGCAACTGCAAAAGCTGCTGGCACAACAACATCAGTTGCTGCAACAGATGGCGCAGGAATTGCAACATGCCAAGTGGCGCACCGAGTCTATTGGTTATCAGAAATCGATTGATGCCTATGAAGCAGAGACTAAGAGGATGGAAGCTGTTGGTAAAATAGACCCAATGAGTTTAAGGCCACTAATTCGAGAAATGGTCAGCGAGATGCTTGGGCTTCCAGCTAATGCTGCGATTGCTATGCACATGCGAGAAGATGCGCAGATGCAGAAAGAAACCGAACTCATTGATCGACAGATTGAAGAAGCAATGCAGCCTCAGCAGCCTCCCACACCTCAGTAGGCACGAATTCACCACGATGTTCGTTCGCTGCTTTCCTATAAGCCTCGATCGCCTCCTCCATCGTGTCGTAATGTCCGATGCAGATGTTTTTGCCGTTGATGTTCACAGTGGCACGCCATTGCCGCCTCTTGTTGGCGGTTATGAAATACACACCGGGATGCCCGGATGTGTTATTTCGCGACATTTTCGAGTTCCATCGATTAGAAGCAGGGGTAGCCAATCTGAGATTGGCTATTCGATTATCGACCGTGTTACGGTTTTTATGGTCGATTTCGCTTGTAGGGTCTTCGCCATAATACAACAACCACGCGATACGATGTGCCAGAAATGTTCGTGGATAGAATGTCACCTTGATGTATCCGCTGCGATGTAATGATCCGGCTATTTTTCCGGCATATTTCTTGTTCCAAGTCTTCAGATGGGGACTGGTCTCCTCACGGTGTTTCCATATCAATTTACCACTCTCAGGATCATAAGATAGAAAAGATGCAAAGAACTCATATGTCGGAAGGGGATTGGCTTGCATGATTGATTATACCTTTCTAGGATATATAATGCAATGAAGCGTTGGAATAAAGACTCATACGCCCATGAGATGGTCGCCCACATCCAAGTCGAAATGGCGCAATCCATCTACGAAGAACTCGCGAAGAACGACATCTTCTATCGAGATAATCCCGACCGCAATGTTTTTGTCAAGGCATGTGCGCCGACTCTCAGAGATCATGCCCGTGGCGTGTTGAGCGAAATGCTCGCCCGGCACGACGTATCGCAGGTCGAGAAAGAGCAAATCTATCAGGCCCTCTTGCTCGACAAGGTGATCCCCAACGAGGATCGCTTCTTTCAGCCAGCCGTGCCGATTCTGCATTAGTAAATAGCCGAACATTAAATCAGAGGTACCATGTCAGAGACTATCACTCCCGAAACTGATTATCCACCGCTTAGTGAAGCGACGGACAACGACGTTCGGGACGATGCTGTTCAACCCGAGGCACCGGTCGAAGAAACTCCCCCAGAGCCGGTCGCTGACTCCCAGGCACCGCCGGAGGTCGAGGCCGAACCCGAGGACGACCTTGCCGCTCGTAACGCCCGTCTAGCCCGGCAACTACGCGAACAGAAGCGTTTGGCCCGACAGTTGTCCGAACAGGCGGCGACCTTACAGGGTCAGCGGCAGGAACAGCCCAATGAGGCGATGGAGCGGGAGATCAACCTCCGTGCCCAACAACTTGCCCAAGCGCAAGTGGTCAACACGCGGGCCAACGAGGTCTACACCGAGGGGGTCAAGGCATTCGGCCGGGCGGAATTCGATGAATCGGTCAAGACGATGAACGAAGCGTTTGGTCCACAAGTGATCCCCATCGTGATCGACACGCTGATCGACATCCCGAACGCCCCGCAACTGATCCAGTATCTCGCGGACAATCCCGACATCGCCGACGATCTGGCGAATCTGCCACCTCACAAGCTCGGCGCCGCTCTGGCAAGGGAATCCAACAAGATCGCCACGCCGAAGCCCAAGCCGGTGTCCAAGGCACCACCTCCAATTCGTCCAATCGCCGTGCAGCCATCGAACGAGGGCGATGAGAATTTGGAGAATTTGCCGATGGAGAAACTGGCGGCATTGTGGGATAAACGCGATTTTGATCGGAGATTTCGATGAGTACACCGATGCAGTGGATTTTCCCGCCGAAGCCTAAGATTGTGAACACGCCGCTTCATCCACACAAACCCGACGTGGTGATCACGCCACTCACGCCGAAGATCGATCCATTGGATGTAGCGGTGATCGAGCCGAAGAAGCGTGGTCGCCCCCCATTCCCGATTCCCGACGATGATCCCGCATCTGTATGACATAGCGACCGACGATGATCGTCCAGTCACGCAGGATGATGTCGATCGGTTGCAACGTACCGCCCGAGCGTTTGGCGAATTGGTCAAACGGATCAAGTTCTACGCCGCCGAGGTCAGGAATGGCCTCGTGTTGCCCGGTGCGGCGATCGAGGAGATCGTCACGTCGGTAAAGATCGCCGAGCGGGTGGCGGTCAGTCTCGACCTCGATAAGCTGACGCAGGAACTCGGACAGGTGCATGGGAAGCATGTGTTAGTGGTCGAACGCTAGCCTGCATGTATCAGGTCATCTGCGCCGACCCGCCGTGGCGAATTCATGCGCCCGGTGATCCCCTCCGTTCTCCGCGTTCGCAAGGCCGGTATTATCAGACGATGCCGTTGTCTGAAATCAAGGCGCTCGACGCGGGATCGTTGGCGGCGAAGAATTGTGCGCTGTTCCTCTGGACCATCGACACCCATCTACCGCAGGCATTGGACGTGATCGAAGCGTGGGGATTTTCGTTCCGCACGATCGGGTTCACTTGGGTAAAGACCACGATCACTGGCAAATTCCATGTCGGGTGTGGTTGGTGGACGCGGGCGAATACCGAATTGTGTCTGTTGGCGTGTCGCGGTAAGCCCAGTCCGCAGGCCAAAGATGTGCGCCGCTTGGTTGTCAGTGAGCGACGTGAGCACAGTCGCAAGCCGGACGAGGTGTACCAGCGCATCGAACGTTTATGCCAAGGTCCTTACGTTGAATTATTCGCCCGATGTCGGCGGCCGGGATGGGATGTTGCGTTTAGTGATCAGGCTGATCGTTTTCCAAGTTAGCTGCTAAATAGCCCCACGGCGATCCCGATGGTTTACCGGATACCTTAACAACCGAGGCGCACCCTCTGCGCTCCCACCAATGCGTTGTGGAAAACTGAGGACAAACCTCAACTCTTTCACAAGGTGCATAAAATGCCCAATACACTCCTCACGGTCAGTATGATCACGAAGAGGGCAGTAACGATGTTCCGTAATACGAATGCGTTCCTGCAACTCATCGATCGTCAATACGACGAACAGTACAGAAACCGCGAATTCAAGATCGGTAGCACGCTGCAACTGCGTCTGCCCACCGACTACGTCGTTACAGTCGGTCAGACAGTAACGCCGCAGACCACCACCGAATTTCAGCGCCCATTGGTCGTGGGAACGCAGGCCAATGTCGCCGCGTCGTTCACCTCTGCCGACTTTGCACTGAAAATCGACGACTTTGCCGACCGTTTTCTGCTCAAGATGACCAACGACCTCGCCGCCTATGTGGCACAGGATGTCATGTCGGCGGTCAATGGCTGCCCGAATATCGTCGCCAATTTCGACGGATCGGGTAATGTCATCAGTCCGACGATGGACACGTGGCTCGCCGCCGGTGCCGTGCTCGATAACCTGTCGGCGCTGCGTAATGAGAAGCGGTGCGCTATTATGAGCCCGATCACAAGCGCTCGCACAGCGTCCAGCATGTCTGGATTGTTTAACCCGGCGCCACAAATCTCCGACAATTTCCGCGTCGGTGCATTTGGCGGTATTGCGTTGGGCATTCAAGATTGGAGGGTGGATCAAACAGTATTGAATCACACGACTGGTACCGCAACGACCGGCGCTGTCAGTGGTGCTGGCCAGACTGGCACGACCCTCACGATCTCGGCTCTGTCGGGTACACTCAAGGCCGGTGACATCATCACCATCGCGGGTGTCAATGCGGTCAACCGCTTGACCAAGCAGGACCTTGGCTCATTGGCGCAGTTTGTCGTCACGGCAAATGCGAGCAATGGTGCGACGAGCCTGAGCATCTACCCGGCGATCACTCCAGTATCTGGCACACCGAATACTGTTCAATACGCGACGGTGACGGCGTCTCCGGGTGCGACGGCGGTGATTACTCCGGCGATCAAAGCGGCGGCGACTATTCGGGAGAATCTGGTTTTTCGCAAGGAAGCCTTTACTCTTTGCGTCGCAGATTTGCCACTGATTCGTAACGGTGTGGTCAAGTCGGCCCGCGAGTCTTACGATGGTGTGTCGCTGCGGATGGTTGAGGGATATCAGGTGCTCGACGACATATTTGTAGATCGCCTTGATATTTTATATGGGTACTGCATGCCAAGACCGGAGTGGTGTGTAATCGTAGCGGATGCACTCTAAGATTAATCTTTACGCCTGAATGGCACTCTGTTATACTTCGACTTTCAGTTGGAGAATAACAGAGTGCCTTCTTTTATAGACCTCACCGGACAGCAGTTTAATCGCTGGTTCACCATCGAACGGGCAGCAGATCAAGGCAAACAAACCGCCTATTTGTGCCGGTGTTCGTGTGGAACACTGCGGGTCGTCGCCGCAAACAACCTCAAAACTGGTAAGTCGGAGAGTTGTGGATGTCTTGCCGCTGAGCGAGCGGCGGAAGCCCACACTACACATGGAATGTCACGTCATCCAGCCTATGCCAGTTGGTGCAAGATGATCTCTCGCTGTGAGAATGTGAATGACCAAAAATATCACATCTATGGGAAACGAGGTATCAAAGTCTGTCGACGTTGGCGCGAGTGTTTCGAGAATTTCTGGGAAGATATGGGCGCCACGTGGCAAAAGGGTCTGACGCTCGATCGCATCGATCCGAATGGCGACTATGAACCGAGCAATTGTCGATGGGCAACAGCAAAAGTTCAAGGTAACAATAAATGCTATCATCGGATCGTGGACACTATCCACGGGCCAATGAATGTATCACAGGCAGCCGAACTGTCGGGTTTGGACCCGGAGACTATCAGGTCTCGCGACGATGCCAAATGGCCTAAAGAAGACCTGCTCTCGCCGCCGATGGAAGCTGCTACGCGTGAACGCGATTCCACCGGCCGCTTCGTCTGCAAATAGTCTTGACTTGATCCGGCAAATCGTTCATCTAATCCGCGTTCAGTGAAAGGGAATACATGAACTCTCGTCAGGTAGACAATGCAGTAAAGCTTGCGGCATTCATCACTAATGCCGTCAAGCGCCCGCCGATCGGTCCGGCGACCAACAAGGCTCCCGAATTGGAAAAGGAACGCGCCTATGTTTGGTTTGAAGAGAACGATGACGGCGAGTCAAAGATTGCCGCGATCATCCGACTGGATGATGAGGCGACCACCGTTGACGTGAACTTTGATGTTGGAAACAATCCGGCGTATCTGACTATTCCGACTTTCTGTCTGTTGGAAAATATCATGTGTGTGATCATCTATAATGGTGAACGTCAGTTGGTCACATCTAAATAAACCTCATGTCCACTTGTGTCTCCGACATCCAATATGACCAAGAGACACGCACTCTCACCGTGGCGTTCGTGAAAGGTGGCACATTCTCTTATCAGGATGTGCCACCTCACGTCGTCAAAGCCTTTAAGGCCGCCGGCTCACTCGGCCAATTCTTCAACGCCAACATCAAACATAATTATTAGGTCGCGTCCCTGATCGTAAATACAGCCATCAGAAAGGCGATTCGATGGCTGGACAAATTACGACACCGGTGGACCTCATACACCTCTGCCTCAAGACCGCCGGAGTGGTCGGCGTGGGTCAGACACCCGATTTCGAGGATACCAACGACTGCTTCAGCATCCTGAACAGCTTCCTCGGACAAATCACCCGCGAACGCTTTCTCGTCTATCATCTGGTCGATGTCGCCTTTCTCTCGAATGGCGCCATTTCCTACACCATCGGCGCAGGCGGCGACTTTAATGTCCCACGGCCCGATCGACTGGAAGCGGCATACGCCCGCCTGCTCCCCGTCTCGACCCAGCCATTTGATTATCCCCTCACCTTGATCGATAGTCGCGAGGATTACTCGGCGATCACCCTCAAACATCTTACTACGTTTCCCAACAGCGTGTTTTACGATAGCGACTGGCCGTTGGGTCATGTGTTTGTCTGGCCGGTGCCGCAGAATGAGCAATTCGAGGTGCATCTGGTGATCAAGGAAACCTTGACGCAATTCCCCACTCTCACCACACCGATCAATTTGCCGCCCGAGTACCTCGACATGCTGATCTGGAATTTGAGCGTCAGGATACGGCCGCTCTATCAGATGCCGCCCGATCCGACGATCATCGCTCTTGCCAAGAACTCGCTCGCGGTGATCCGTCAATCCAATACGCAAATTCCGCAACTGCGGATGCCGTCATCCGTGATGAATGCGTCGAGCGGGCACGATCCGACATTAGGGAATCTGCAAGGATTGCCTTGGGCCTTTTAAGGAATAGCCGAATTGCCATTCATGCAGCTACAAGGCGGAGCCTATCAGTCCCGGTCATTGATCGCCGCCGCTCAGCGGTGTCTCAACCTCTACACTGAAGCCACCCCGCAATCGACCAGCGAGCCGTTCTCGGCGACCCACTATTGCACCCCCGGTCTCACGTTCGTGGGCGACGCTCAACAGGAACGTTGCAGAGGTCTCTACACGACCTTTGATGGCACGCTCTACGCCGTCTATAATCAAAAGGTCTATCGGATCGACGACCAGCATCAATTCCATCTGCTGGGCACGTTTCAACCCTCGGCGCCGTCCGACGCTACCGCACGTGATACTCCGGTGTCGATGTGCGATAATGGCCAAGTACTCCTCATCGCTGACGGATCAGTAGACGGCTGGTTTGTCGATCTCAGTCAGCCAGCCGCCAGCCAGACGCTCACGCGGATCGACCGCAATCTGAATCAGGGCTGGCAAGGCTCGGACTTCGTCACCTATCAGGACACGTTCTTCATCATGAACGCGCCGGGCACGGCGCAGTTCTACATCAGTCTCTCCAATATCAGTGCGCAGAACTTGTCTGCTGCGTTCGGGGTCTTCACCGCGACCATCAGCGCCGCCGGATCGGGCTATCAGGCGAATGACACCCTCACTCTCACCGGTACTGGTGGAGGTCAGATTACCGTCAATACGGTCGATACCAGTGGCGTGATCACCGGCTATGGTGTCACTAATAGCGGGGCTCTCTCCACTCAGCCGGCCAATCCTGTTCCAGTGACCGGTGGCAGTGGCACGGGCGCTACGTTCAACCTCACCTATACCGACAATATCGGCGCATTTGACGGACTGGACTTTGCCGCGATGGCCGCCCAAGCCAACAAGCTGGTCTGTGCGGTATCCGTCGCCCGTAATCTCTGGCTTATAGGTTCTAATTCTTTCGAGATTTGGCAGAATACTGGCGGTGACGGGACTATTGCTGGGAGTTTTCCATTTTCCGTCTACGCCGAGGCGTATGGGAACTGGGGAGCGGCGGCGAAATACTCGGTCGCCAATATCGTCAATCAGGTCTATTGGCTGAGCCAAGACAAATTCGGCCACGGCATCATCATGCGAGGTGAATCCCTCGGCAGCAAGCGAATATCCACTCACGCCATCGAGTTCCAAATCTCGCAATATGATCGGATCGACGACGCGATCGGCATGCGGTATCAGCAACAGGGACATATCTTTTATCTGCTGACCTTCCCATCGGCCAATGCCAGCCGGGGGGCGACGTGGGTGTATGATATCACCACCGGCGAATGGGCGGAACGGGCGTATATCGACAATAATGGACTGGAATATCGTCATCTCGCCAATGCGATGAGCATGGCGTATGGCGAGGTGTTTGTCGGCGATTGGCGCAATGGTTACCTTTATACCTTCGATCTCGACAACTACACGGACAATGCACAGCCGATAAAAAGATTGCGGAGTTTTCCGCATCAGATCGACCTCGAAGCCAGTCGAAGGATCATGTACAACCAACTGATCGCCCAGATGCAGGTCGGATCGGCCGCCCAGTCTGGCACGGGCACCAATGTGGTGGATGTCGGCTTTGATGCCGCCAATGGTACCTTGCTGGAAAACTACCACAATTTGAACTCGTTCGGCTCGACCTTCACCAAATTGGGCGTGGTCGAGGGACAGATTATCGACGATGCGGTAGTCGCCGCATCGGCTGGCAACATGCTGTATTCCGTCAGTGGCACGCCGACCTTGCCTGACTACACCGTCACCTATCAGATGCAGCCGACGAATTATGGCACGATTCCCGATGCCGGTGCGTCGATGTTCGTGATCGCCCGTGCCAATTCCTCAAATAATGGCTACATGGCGGCGATCCTCTCCGATGGCAGCCAGTATCTCGCCCGGCTGACCGTCATGGGCGGCATCTCGACCTTCGTGTCCCTAGGGACCATTGCCACTGGCGTGTATGCGGTGACGTTGACCTTGCATGCCAGCAGCATCACCATGGCGGTGCAGCGCACCAGTGACGGCTATTGGGTAGATCGACTGGGCAATTGGACACAGCCACCCGCCACGGCGATCCAGATAACCGACAATACCTATCAGACCGCCGGACAAATTCTACTGGGTGGCACGGCCGGCATTCCGACCGCTCTGCCCAGCATTTCTGGTGTGGCGATTGGTGCATCTCTCGGATCGATGACCACGGCGATCACTGGCCCGCCGGTGAATCTCGAATTGACCGGCATCGAGACACCTCTGTCGGTCGGGTCGATCGTCGCTGCTCTTTCGAGTTCTCCGTCGATTGGAATCTTCGGCGTCGCCGGCAATGCCAACACCGGTCTCCCGTCGTTGTCGATCAGCGGAGCACCTTCATTCACGCCGGGCGGTGTTGCATCGTCGGTCGGCGTGGGATCGGTGGGACTCAGTATCAGTGGCTCGCCGTCGATCAGCGTCACCGGCGTCGCAATGACCACGGCGATCAGTGCTCCATCGGTTACCACCTCGCATACCGTCTCTGTCACTGGCGTGGGGATTACCGCCAGTCGCGGAATTCCAACAGTGTCGCTATCTCGTTCGGCATCGATCACCGGCGTCGGAATTACCGCCAGTCGCGGAACTCCATCGGTTGGCCAATCGCGGTCGCCATCTCTCACGGGGGTTGGGATCACGGCCAGTCGTGGGACGATAGGCACGACCGTGTCGATCGGACCGCCAGCACAAGCCAGTGCGGCGGGCTTTACGAATTTGGTGTTCAACGACGACTTTATCACCACCTCGACCATCGCCACGACGCAGAACGCGACGACGGGTTTCAACTGGTACTGGGCACAGAGATTGGGCAGTGCGGTCGATCCGACGGTTGAGTGTCATGTTGGTACTGGACTGACGGCGGCGACGGTGTTCAACGGCAACACCGGAGGTGGAGCGAACGCGTCAGCGGCGGGCGGTATTCTCCAGATCAACACTGGAACTTTCCCGAACGCCAACATCATCTCGCTGCCGGGCTGGGCGATGAATTCGGGCCTGACGACCTTGCCGCCAACAGGCACAGGTCACTGGGGTCACTGCTATATGGAAGCGTACATCCAGTTCGTTCCCAATCAGAATGCGAGTTTGCCATTTAATCCGACGAATTTCACGTCGATTGGATGGCCGGCATTCTGGTCATGGGCGGCCGAGGGGCTGGCCGATTATGGATTCCCCGGCAGTGGCTTGACGTTGACCAATCCGACCGAGGTCGATTTCCTCGAAAGCTTTGGGAATGTGACCTTTGGAGGTCCAGCGACTCCCTCGACCATCGACGCGGGAATTATTCATCATGATACCGATGGATCGAATGCCTTGGGGCATGGCAGTATCGACTCCAATTGGCACACCTATGGCTTCCTATGGACCAGCAATCATGTGCGGATTTACTTTGACAATGCGCCGATGACGGCGGCATTGGCACTGAGTCCGACCTATGCGTTGGACGCGCAGACGTTGTTTATCACGCTTGGTACTGGTCCATCGTGGCAAATGAACGTCGATTGGGTAAGGGTCTGGCAGTGAGTTACGATGTCACTCTAGTCCAAGTCAATGCCAATATTGGCGGCATGGGTGTCGCCAACTCGAACATGGGATTCCCTACCATACCGTTTGACACTCTGCTGTTCAGCATGTGGACCTGTCTGCCGTCAGTGCCGCTGCATACGAGCAATGGTGGACCTGCGTATATCCGATTTTTTCAATTAGATAGTGGAACCCATGGACATCTACAACTTGGTAATATGTCCACCGCCACGTTCTTCTTCGATGGCACGTTCGATACGCCGGTCAATGACCTGCGATCCCATCATTTGGTCTCGGTCGATTGTGCGAGTCAGACGGTGCAGTACTATCTCAATGATCAGCCGGTGTCCATCATATCCGGCGGCTGGACTGGAAGCGGACATTTTCAAGCTTCATCGAACGCCAATATCTGGGATTTTGATATTGGTAGTGGTTTCGGATTCACCTATCCAGCATTCGCTGATTTATGGTTAGCGAAGACATCTAGTTTTGTCGATCTTTCCATATCAGCGAATCGCCGCAAGTTCATCAACAGTGATTTAACACCGGTTGATCTCGGCGCGGATGGCTCTCTACCACTTGGCAGCGTGCCACAGATATTCCAGACGATATTGCCCGGCGGCGTGCCGAATGATTTTCTGATCAATCGCGGTCTTGGCATAGATTTCGGTTTGACGAGTGACAGCACACTTAGCTTTCAAGAAGCTGGCAAATGTAGTTTGCCGCCTTGTGTAGTCGTAGACACCGGTCTGATCTGGCCGATCACCGGCGGTGTTTCACAACTCGGGCTATTGGCTTACAATCATCCGACACGAGCATATTCAGTTTCTGGAGATGGGTCGATATTGGCTGGCACTGCTGATGGTTTTGACTCTGGCGGGCATCCGGCCAGATGGGACGGTGGTACAGCAGCATTGACAGGATTGACTCCAGACGAAGGGGTTGATTCTTCTATCGCCGGTCTGGTTATGTCTCAAGATGGCAGCATTATCTATAGCAACACCAATACATCAATCGTTCGCTGGTCGCCATCCGGTGTTGACCTATTCCCACCTTTGGATGGATTTGACGGCTGCGCCATTGGCTTTAGCTCAGGTCCCTTAAAAGGCAGACAATGCTCTGATGATGGCAGCATTCTGTTTGGCTCTTCGACATTAGGTGGCAGCAATGTCACAATCACTCAATGGACCGACGGTGTTCCGAGTGCCTTACCGTTGCCGATAGAAGCCGCTTCATCCAGTCCCAATGTATGTTCGCAAGATGGTTCAGTCGTTGTTGGTCAGGCCGAGTCCGAAGCATCCTTCTGGACCGGTGGAGAATATTTCAGACTCAATCCATACATCGGAGTGTCAAGTAATACAATCACCGCTATGGCCTGCAATAGCGATGCGAGCATCATCTACGGCAATACCGCATTTCATGTTCCGGTCTATTGGGATAATCTCGGCCATTCGATCATCGACCCTACTCTTGGCACGATTTGGGGCGACATCCATGTCATGGATGAATTGCCCGGCACTACGCATTTCCGCGACACACGTGTCGAATACTCTGCTGATAGCGGCAACATCGCCGTGGGCTGGGGGTCGAACAGCAGTAGCGTTGACACAGCGATTCGCTGGACAGGAACCACTGCCGAAGCATTAGAGACACCATTGGATTGGACTGGTGCCAGAGCACATGCTTGCAGCGGCGACGGCTCGATAGTAGTGGGCGAGGTCACCGATCCTGAATTCCGGACATGGGCGTGCTATTGGGATATCGACGGCGCGATCCATATCCTACCCGGAATTGCCGATCCGGATGATACCTCACAAGGCATCGCTATGGGAATCAGTCGCGATGGGACGCTGATCTTCGGTGATGGCGATAATACCTGTACTATACCACCACCGCCAGTTCCCGTTAGCGACCTCTCCATCACTGAGCTATCGGTCTCCACCGAGGTCCTGATCCTGCCAGATCACGACATCACCCTCAAATGGTCAGATGACGCTGGTGCGTCATGGTCGAATGGCATCATCAAATCCGTCGGCGCCCACGGCGAATACCTCACCTCGCCGACTTTTTATAGATTGGGAATGGCTAGATCACGAATCTTCGAGATCAGTTGGGCCGGACCTCAAGCCGAAGCGATGACCGGCGTGTTCGTGGGCTACAAACTCGCCGCGTCATAGGCCGTGTAAATAGCCGCATGACAATCGCACTCGCCACTGATAACGGCAATCATCCGCCCGCAAGTTGGGCACAGGCCACCGCGCAAACCATCATCGACCTCGGCAATGTCCCCGCCCAACGACAGGCCGCTGGACAAGAACTGCAAGCCAATATCGCCTATGCGCTGACCGGCTACTATTCAGCCGTGCTCGACCGCGAGAAGGATCATCTCGCCCTCTACCATGACCATTGCGACTCACCCTACGATGTCTCGAAATTCGTCAAGATGGCGGTGATCGAGATCACTGACCTCGCTCGCGACACGCCATGGGAAACCCTGATCCTCAGCGAGCCGTGGCAGCAAACGGTGTATAGCACGATCGGCGACCATCTGGCCTCGGCGATCCACGTCGAGCGATTGCTGTATGGTGACGCTCATCCGGACAATTCATCAGCGATGGCCTATCGTCATCGGTTTCATAGATGATTAAAGAAGCGATGGATGAATGAACTCACCGTGCCTAGCTTGGGCTATGCGTCGGTAGATTTCGGCCGCTTCCTCCGGCGTGTCGAAGTATCCTCTTTTAACTCTTCTACCTTCGATTACAATTTGAGCGAACCATTTTTGGTGGTCGTGTGACCAAGACACTCCGATATATCCAGATGTGTTATTCCGTCGCTTGCCTATGTTATGTCGTTGCTGACTGCGATTTGCCAAGCGAAGATTCTCCCACCGATTGTCGGCGTATTTTCCGTTTTTATGATCAATCTCTTCCGGTGGGGAATTGCCGGTCATCATGTACCAGATGATGCGGTGCGCGTAGTATTGCACACTATCCAAATGTACTGTGCGATGGCCGAGTATATTAATTGATCCTGCTATCTTACCCGCGTGTTTCGCGTTCCACCGATTTGTCTCTCGATCACAACCTTGTTTGGCTTTCCAGCGCAGTTCTCCAGACGCGGGATCATAATCGAAACGCTGATATAAATACCCGAGATCAGGCAATGTAATAAACTGCATACTCGCAGCATAGCAAAGTCCAATTCTGCTTTCAATTTCCCGATATAGGAATCCATCATGGGGTCAATCTCAACCGCGTATTGCACCAGCGCCAAGGCTGAACACCTCTATGGTGCACACAATTTCGGCGCCACGGTGACGCCGACCGGCAACACCACTTCCGGCGCCTTCACCGTCACATCGATGTCGAGCAATACCGGCGTGTGTGTCGGTATGGCGATTACCGGTGCGGGTATCCCCGGATCGACCGTGGTCGCCAGCATCGATTCAGCGACGCAAATTACATTGTCGAAGGCAGCGACTGCCACAGCCACCGGCGTATCGCTCAGCATTACGGGCGACGTGTTTAAGATCGCGCTCGTGAAAGCAGCCCCGACGGGCACCTATGGCGCGGCGACGGTGAATTACTCCGACATTGTATCGGACGAGGTCACGGGCACCGGCTATTCAGCGACGGGTGTTGCACTTACTAATGTGTCGCCAGTAACCAGCGGAACGACGGCGTACGTTACGTATTCACCAAACCCCAGTTGGACATCGAGTACTTTTTCAACCGATGGTTGTCTCGTGTACAATACGAATGCCCGATTGGGTGGAACATCGGGCAGTAATACCCAAGGCGCAGGTCGGGCGATGGGTGTGTTCTCATTCGGCGGAACTCAGACAGTGACGGCCGGGACTCTGACGATTCTCATGCCTTCGGCTTTGCCGGCCTCGGCCATTTTCCGTCTCGCTTGATTCATAAAGGATATCTGACATGACATTCCAATCTGGTTATCGCATGTGGTCGGGCGAGCAACTCAATGGTCAACTCGCTGGCCCCACTGGTCCAACGGGTCCTACAGGATCAGCGGGTGCCACTGGGGCGGCAGGGGCGGGTGCTTCATCCAGTGCACCAGCGACCGCGTCCTCGACTGGCACAGCCGGCACGGTGGCGTATGACGCGACGCATATCTATGTCTGCATCGCGACCAATACCTGGGTGCGTGCAACACTAGCGACTTGGTAAGATGCCCTTCCCGCTCCCAGAGGTTATCAAAATGTGGCATGGCCGGGAGATCAATGAGGCGATCTCCGACGCCATGAAACAATTGATGGAAGAAATGCTGAATCAATTCGGCAATATCACCCAAGGCCCCACCGGGCCAACGGGTCCCCGAGGGCCTATGGGAGCGACCGGCCCCACAGGTCCGTGACCAATAATCGATTAATTCGCGAGTATTGTCTGCGAGTTCTGCGGATGGCGTCGAAGAAAGATGTGGAGGTCATCATCGGACAGGTGCTCGCCCAGTTGATCCATGAACAGCGATTGAAGGGATTATCCGGGGCGATCAACGAAATGATCAACGCGATCAACCATTACAACCGGTAAATCCTTAAATAACCCTCGAAGATCGGGGGTTTTTTATGTGCGCTGTCTTATCTGCATCGTTCACATCGCTTGGCGCGATTTCCACCACGGAATTGAACGCCACAGGACATGCAGACGTGGATAAATCCTTTTTTGTCATATGTCGGGAATCCACGTTCAAGTCCGTGCAAGCGATGATGCTCAGTTTGTGGCAGGACCATAAGATTATCCAGCGCGTAATTCCATCTATCGCCGTCAACATGATGCACATGTTGGTCGGGGGCAAGTCGATATCCAAGATGTTCTTCCATCAAGTAGCGGTGGATCAAGGCTGTTCTTCCCGGAGCTATCGGCGTCATCATGGGATAGCATTTTCGATTTCGTCGCCTTTTGATATTGCGTCGCACAGGAATATCAAGCTTTCGCAGATGCTCGATCACGGCTGCCGAATTGCATCCGACTGTACGCGCGATTTCGTGCGACGTATGTACCGAATAGGCAGCTTCAAGCCATTCACGATCGTTCAACTTTTCCGATACGCGCGGCCGACCCGTCGGTCGAGTATCGATACCGTGGCGATGCAAAGCGTGAGTCACCCCAGTTGGCGAGCATTTAAGCCGTTCAGCAATCTGTCGAACCGTCTGAGTAGCATATGCTGCTCTCAGCCAATCCCCATTGTGCAGTTCTTTAATGTGTTTGGGCATAGTGGTCATTATACCCTATTGGCGCAAAGGAGTCAGTAAATGTCAACGCTTCTCGCTGAATCATTCGACCAGTACGCAGCAGCCGGCGGAGCGGCTGATATGGTCTCGGTCGGCTGGACTATTGGTAGTCTTACCATAACAAATTCCCCGAATACACCGTTCAGTCAGGGACAAATTGCCAGCATTTTCAGCACCGGTGTCTCAAGCTACAACTGGGGAAGCAATGAGACGACGGTATACGGTTCGTTTTTCTATCTCAATCGAAGTGCCAGCAGTAGCACGAACTATGTCTATTTCTCATTCACCGATGCTGGAACTGCACAATGCACAATTCGACTGAATATGGATGGAAGTGTTGGACTTTATACTGGTGGTCCAACTGGAACTTTAATCAGTACCACTAGCTCAGTCTTTACTGGGGGTATTGTGACCACCCCTTGGACGAGTTTCCAATTCAAGATTGTCATTAATAACACCACGGGGTCGATAGAGATACGGCAGAACGGTGGACCGTCGAATATCATCACTCAGACCAGCGTGAATACCAGAGGCGGGACATCCAATTCCTATATCAATGGAATATCAATAGCTACGACTGGCGTAACAGGTACTGGAGTTATTGACAATCTATTCTTGAACAACACATCAGGCAACGCGCCGACCAGTTGGCCGGGTGAGATGCGGGCATTGCAACAGACGCCGACAACGGTAGTGACGCCTAATTTCTCGGTGTCTCCTACGACAATATCGCAAACAACACCGACGAACAGTCTAGGTATCACTGAAAGCGCCAACACAACTTATTATGCGCCGTTCATCGCAACAGATACTGGCACTGTTGGATCGCTGACGTTTGTAATGAATGCCAATCTGACTGGCAATTGCAAATTCGCCATCTATGATAATACTGGACCATCAGGAGCGCCGGGGACATCTCTGGCAACATCTAGTGCGGTAAACAATCCGACCACCACTGGACCAAACGTTGCGACTTTTTCAAGTCCTCCTAGTTTAGTGAAAGGTGCCAGCTATTACGTTGCATCGGTGCAGGATGCCTCAGCAAATTACAGAGGTGCAGCAAGCACATTAGCCTACACAAGCTCCACCTCGTACGCCAGTTTCCCAGTGAACAGTCCAACCTTTGCCAGTGGTCCTGTTAGCATCAATACGGTCGCGGCGACGCTAGTCAACACAATCAACAGTGCCGGTGCGGTCTATCAACTGACTGAAGATCAAGACACTACTTACATCTATACGTCGTCGAATGTCGAGGACAAATACAATATGTCGGCTGCGGTCGCCTCGACCTATCAGGTCGTCTGCGTCCAATATTATGCCATGTGGAAGAAGGCCGATGTTGGCACTCGCACTGCTGCACTATCGGTCACAGCAAATGGCAGCAGCGATACCAATCTGACATCAGTCACGCCGACCTTGGTATATGCCTATTCGATCAAAACCCTAGAACTCGATCCGACCGGTGCGACATGGACGCCGACCAATGTCAATGGTGCGGTCGTAGGGATCACGGCGTCGTAAATGGCCTTTACTGTCTGGGATACCGTCCAAAAATCAGCCGGCCTAACGCTAAGCGGTGGTAATCTCACCGCCACTGGCAATATTTCTCTTAACGGCGTTCGTGCTGCCGATACACAGACCTCGGGAAAATTCTACTTCGAGATTACGACTGGCGCGACCTATGGAACCAGTCAGAACAGCATAGGCATCTGCAATGGCAACGTATCTTCGTCGAACATTGCCAACTCTATGGGCAGTACCCTTCTGAATGTTGCAATCACTGCTAAGGGCAGTGGTAACATCTTTGTCAATAACGTCAATTCCGGTTTGACGATTGGCGCAATTGCAATCAACACAGTCGTCTGCGTAGCCGTTGATTTGTCGGCCAAACTGATTTGGTTTCGCAAAGGTGCAGCAGGAAGCTGGAATGCAACCTCTGGAAGCACAAACGATCCAGCAACTGGCGTTGGCGGTGCATCTATCGCATCTATTGCTCCTGCTTACCAGAACTTCTATCCGGCAATTGGGCTTGCAAGCTCAGGTGACACAGTAACAGCCAATTTCGGTGCTACTGGTTTCACTGGTAGTGTGCCATCAGGCTATACGTCGGGGTGGACAACTGGCGTAACTGCACTCTCTGATGTCATAGCTACACAGATCGGTGCATCAGCATGGGTCACTAATACTCATGCGCCATTCAATGTCACGCAAATCGGTGCCTCGATCTGGATTGCAAATCAAGTTGTCGCCGCCTATCCTCTCGGCGTTTCTGGTACTGGAGGCGCCGGTACAGTCACCACTCAGATCATAATTCCAGGATTAGATGTTCCAATCACTGGCGTTGCAGGTACTGGCGCTGCTGGTAGTCCAACAATCAGCATCTCTGCCAATCCAGCTATAACCGGCGTAGAAACTGATAGCGCGGTCGGAACCCCGAGCATCAGTCTTGGGGGCAGTGTCGCCATCAGCGGCGTCGAATCCACTGGCATTGCAGGATCGGTCATCGCCGAAGCCGATATTTCACTCATTGGCGTCGAGTCCGTCGGCCAAGTCGGAACGCCGACGATCTCAGCGACCGCCAACACCGCGCTCACCGGCGTGCCAATCACCACTGGCATCGGCGGTTTCACTTTCCAGATCGACGCTGATCAGCCGATCACCGGCGTCCAATCATCCGGCCTAGCTGGATCACCCGTCCCCTCGATCGCCCCCATGATCGACGGCGTCGAACTCACCGCGAGTGTCGGTGATCCAACGGTCGAAATCACCTTCCTCAACGGCGTGGAAATCGTCTGCGGGATCGGACCGGTCACCCCGAGTATCGACGCCGTACGTCTCACCGGTGTGCAGATAGCGGCCTCGATTGGCCATCCGCTGGCGCAGGTCGTCATCCCCAATCGCACCTTGGTCCAGATCAATACCGGAGTCCAAGCGACCGCGACCATCGGACATCCGATCCCGCGTATCAGCATTGGAATTGAAGGGGTCGAATCCACCGCCCAAGTCGGACAACTAACCACACTCAACTACTCAGGCGTCATGGCGATCACCGATCTCATGGTGATCCAAGACCAGTCGATCGACGAGGATACCATGTTGACACTCCGCTGGTCCGATACCGAAGGCCAGTCGTGGAATATGCCGGTCGATCGCCAGATGGGCAAGACCGGCGAATATCTTACCAATATCCAATGGCAGAGATTGGGGATGTCTCGGCGAGGTCGGGTGTTCGAGTTGTCGTGGAGTACTCCTAATCCGACCTGTCTGATCGGCGCCAGTCTCAAGATGACGGACGCTTCGACATGACCAATCCCATCTCGCAAATTCCTAATGCCCCCCTGCCGCCGATCAGCCAACAGATTGTCTCGGCCGATGGCCTCGCCACCTCGCAATTCTATCGCTTCCTGCTCGGTCTCTGGACCCGAACTGGCGGGGCTTTGGGGGTGAACACGTCCGACACCGTGCAGGTCGCCACCCAAGCGCTCCAGACGGCGAACACGGCGTCTCAGCAATCGCAGACCACGGCGGCGGGGTTGGCCGTGGTGCAACTCGAAATCGCCACCCTAAGCAACGAATTGGCGACCGTGTCCAACACCGCGAGTTCAGCGTCCACCACCGCCAACAACAATCAGTCACTCATGTTGTTGAAGGTCGCCAACCTCAACGACGTGGGGTCGAAGGCCGCTGCCCGGCTGAACCTCGGAGTCGGCACCTATCCCGCCGTCTATAGCTTTGATACCTTGCCAGTGGGACTTCGTCGTGGCATACCGCTGATCTTCCCCGTGGCGACCAGTGCCAATCTGGCGGGCACACAGGTGTGGTGGGATGCCGCTCCGACTAGCGATGCGGTATTCCATGTGTCGTCGAAGAACTTGGGGGCGATTGGCACGATCACCATCGCCGCTGCGGGGACTGGTGTGGTATTCTCGTTACAGGCGGCGGTGGCGATGACGGTGGGGGACACGCTGATTGTCACGTGTCCTTCACCGGTCGATGGATCGTTGAGTAGGGTGGGGATCACGATCCCCTTGACGCTGTTATAGCCGTTATCGGCTTTAGGAGGCACGTCGTGCCCTTTTTTCGTCGTAGCCGGTGATCCGGCTGAGAATCTGCGCTATGCCCTATTTTCGTCGAGTCGGATATCCGACTGGTGAGGCGTGACGGGTCAATCGTGTTGTTATCGCAGCCCTTCGGCTTGGCGTATCTCTTGTATACGCTCGATCAGGCGAACGGCCATCACTCGCAGTTCGTCCTCGGACATGTCATCTGTATAATCCCGTAGCACGTCCATGATTTCTTCGATCTTGCGTTGCAACAGCGTTATCACGTTATGTCTCCTTTCCACGTGAAACCTATCGGCAAGAATCGTCCGTGTAAATATCCCATGCCGCCTTTTATCATCTATGCCTTACCTCGATCTCGAACTTATTGGTTGTCGCGTTACCTCACCTATGGCGAATGGCAGTGCGGCCACGACGAACTGCGGCATTGTCGGTCGATGGACGATGTCACCTCATGGCTCGCCCAGCCATGCACCGGATCGGTGGAGACCGCTGCCGCACCCTTCTGGCGACTGGTCAAGGACGTGAAGACCGTCACCATCCGGCGTCCAATCGATGAGGTGGTCGAAAGTTTTCTGCGATTGGGCTTTCCCGTCGATCGCGAGGTGTTCCGCCGCTATATGCTGCAATTCGACCGCAAACTCGACCAGATCGAACAGCGGGTGCCGAATGTGTTGTCCGTCACCTTCGATGATCTTCGTTACGAAGAAACATGCAAAAAAGTTTTTGAATTCTGTCTGCCATACCCACATGACCCTTCGTGGTGGAATCTGATGGCGCCGCTTAATCTACAAATTAATATGCACCATCTCGTTCGATATTACGCGGCGCATGAAACCCAACTCACGAAGCTGGCGAAGATCGCTAAACATCAGACGATCGCCCAAATGAATCGCGATCTGGTCGCCGTGGATCAGGATGACGGCCTGACCATCCAAGAGGAAAGTTTATCCAGTGCTGTGGAGGCCAAGGCGCTGTTCGCCGAGCATTGTGTGCTGGTCGGTGAATCGCCCGATTCGTATGACACGAAGAACTGGCCGCTGATGCACAAATTGGAGGAATTGGGCGCCATTCAGGTGATGACCGCTCGGTGCAATGGCCGATTGTTTGGCTATTTGATGGCGTTGATCAGTCCGTCATTGGAATCCCCCGATATCCAGACGGCGATTCATACCACGTTTTTCGCCTCGCCGGAGTTCAAGGGCTTGGGGATGAAGCTGCAACGGGCGTCGGTGGAGGCGTTGCGGGCGAAGGGGATCGACGAGGTGTATTTTCATGCTGGGCCACGTGGCATGGGACCTCGGATGGGCACGGTGTATCGGCGATTGGGCGCGGTGGAGTTCGGCAATTTATGGAAACTTGAGTTAGAGCCATAAATACCTGACAATCTAAGGTACAATATTATGGGCTTGGCAGGGGCAGCAGTCGGAGGCGCCGCAATCAGTGGAGTGGCCGGACTAGGCGGATCGCTAATCAGTGGCAGTGCGGCCAAATCCGCAGCCGGTGTGCAGGCCGATGCCGCCCGTCAGGCAGCACAGCTTCAGGCGCAGCAATTCGAGACTACGCGAAACGACCTGCAACCATATAATCTGGCCGGTCAGGGCGTGCTCGATCCAATGACGGCGTATTTGAGAAAAAGCGCCGCCACTCTCGGCGGGGCGGCTGATCTGGCACAAGCCAATCTTCCCGGCAACATGACGCAAGCGCAATTATTACAGACTCCGGGATACCAATTTGCCGTCGATCAGGGCATGAAAGCAGTCCAGAATTCGCAAGCCTCAAAAGGCTTGGGCATGTCGGGCAGTGGTATCCGTGCTGGCACGAATTTCGCCACTGGACTCGCAAACCAAACATATAAAGACCAATTCGGCATCCAGCAACAAAGATACTTGGACTACGTGCAGAACTTCCAGAATCAGGCGGCGATCAATAGTCAGGTATTCGGCCAATATGGCACATTGGCGAACTTGGGCGAGAACGCCGCCGCCAAATCAGGCGCCATTGGTCAAGCGGGTGCGGCTGCTGCTGGCACAAACATCGCGAATGCAGGCACTGCATTAGGTGCGGGTATCGCCGGTCAAGGTGGGGCGTTGGGCGCTGGGTTGTCGAATTTGGGCAATACGGCGAGCAGCGGACTCCAGAACTACGCGATGGCGCCGTATCTGCAATCCATTCTCACTAAGTTGGGCGGAGGAGGCACCTCGCCGGTAGGTACATATAATGCACAAACCGGCATGCCGCAAACTGCCGATCCAATTAATAGTTAAGGAATAAGAAATGGCCGAGGCATCCAATGCCGCCAATGTGAGTGGAATTGGCACCGCGACCAATTGGCTCACCCAATCCAGAGCCCCCCAGCAGCCTAGTCTGTTGGAGACGGTCGGCAGCTTACAGTCGCTGGCCAATGCCTCGGCGCAGAATGACCTTCAGAAACAAGACCTGTTGAACAAGCAGCAGGAATTGGCAAACAGCCAGCTTGGTATTCTCGGACAGATTGCGACCGGTATTGCGTTGACCACGCCGCCTGAGCAACTGACGCCCGATTTCGTAAAAAACAAGATGGAAGAACTCAAAGTCCATATGCCGCTAATGGCTGGGCATTTGACCGATATGGAAGCGCATGTCACCAAGGACGATAACGCGACCACGCTCAAACAGAAATTGATGACCTATGGCCTAATGTCGGTGAAGCCGCCCGACGCTCAGTCGATGGCGGGGACTCGTGGCACGATGCAGACGTATGATAAGTCTGGGATGCCGGTGCAGGTCGGCACTGTGCAGCCCGGTATGGGAATGCCGGGCGAGGGACAGGTTGTCCCACAAGGTGCTGGCGTGCCGATGTCGATCAGTCCGGACACGGGCACGGACCTCGTCGAGGTGAAGAAGCCCGATGGCACATTGACTCAAGTTCCGCGTCAACAGGTCTTCCAGTATAATCTATTGCAACATGGCTGGACCCTAACTAAACCTCTAGCTGGGGCGGCTACAGGAGCCACGGTCACTCCACCTCCGACGGGTGGCACCACTACACCTCCGCCAGCGGCACCCGCTCAATCGACGTTGCCGCTGGGTCAAACGTTGCCCAACGCCGAGCAGTTGAAACTACAAGCGGCCAGCCGTGCTCAAGATACCACCGACATGGCCTCGCTCTCATCGCGGAATTTCGCCGACCTCCAAGGGTCGTTGGCCAGCATCCGCAATCTATCGACCACGGTGTCGAGCGGCAAAGGCACGGAATACGCCAATACCGCCAAACAAATCCTCACCAATGCCCTGCCGAATGTCGCGGCGGCACTGGGTATCGATCCGAACAAGTCCTATGACCAACAGGATTTGTGGAAGGCATTGTCACGAGCGGCGTTGGCATCGGGCAATCGATCTGACGCCGATCTGTTCACGCAAATCTCCGCCAATCCAAATCATGATATGTCGCCCGTGGCGATGCGCCGGGCGGCCGAATATGTGTTGGCCTTGAACACCCAAGAGTCGGTGTTGACCCAAGAAGCCCACGCTCAAGCGACTCACGATCCTCTGGATACCAATAAACAGAACGCCGCTACGCGGTTGCGTATCCAGAACTCGACCGATCAGAACGCTTATCGATTGGCGTATGCGCCAGAGGAAGAACAGCGGGCCTACCTGTCGAAGCTCGGAAAAGATGAACGGAAGAAATACGCCTACACCATGAGTTTGATCGACAAATATGCTCAGCCAGCCGCTGGAATGCCGGCGACGGGGTCACGCTGATGGCAACGGATGACGAAGGCCCGAGCGTCGAACAACTAATCCGCCGCCAACCATCGCCTAACGCTAATCCGTCGAGCGGTACTCCGGACGATGGTCCGAGCGTGGATGACCTGATCAAGCAGCATCAGGCACTGCAACAGAAAACGGGTATCGCTCCGGTCACCGAACCGCCGGCAGTCCAGACTCGCGGTCAGGCAACGACCAGCATAGGCAATGCCCTGATGGCGGGCTTCGTGCAGGGTCTGAATGATAGCCCAGAGATACAATCGCTGAAGAAATCCCCCCTCGGCCAGATGAAAAACACCAAGATCGATCTGGGCACGCCGGACCCGTTGACCGAGGAAGATTATCAAAAGCAATATGGTGACAACACCTCGGCGTCCACCGGGCGCTTTCTCGGGCACCTCTATGCTTCGCTGCCAGCGATGATCGGCACCGGTGGGGCAACGAATATGCTAACCCGCCCGTCGATGTTTGCCGGCGGAAAGTTCTTCGCCAGTCCAGTGACTCAAGGTGTGGTGACCACGGCTCGCAATGCTGCTCAGGCCGCAGAGTTTTCCGGCGAAAGTGGCGGCACACCGACACAGAATGCCGAAGCAGCAGCGTTGGGTGCGGGTGGAGCAGGATTAGGCAAAGGAGCCCAATGGCTGGCCAGTAAAAATGTTCTCGCCAATCCATACGTTCAGAGCCTGCTTGCTCTTGTGGGCGGCGGCATGGGCCTAAGCCACGGCGGGCCGTTCGAGGCGGCGGCGGCATTGTTTGGAGTTGGGGGGGCGGCACATTATCTTGGCCGCATGTCGCCAATCGCCAACGCGCTAATCCGTCAAGCCGCCAATCTGGTCAGCGGACCAGCCGGGCCGGTGATCGCTGGGTCTGCCGCTCCGCTGGTTAATCCCCTGGCGAAAGACTTGTCGCTGATGACCGGGCAGTAAAATTCAGCGTCTTGAGAAACGCTCGCTGCTGATCATAGCCGTCGTTCGGCGGTAGGCCAGCGCGTTGACGCCGCAGGTCGTCGGCAAACGCTTCATCATCCAGCCGCTGTTGCCGCCGAATCGGAGCATTCCGGATATAGGTGCGGATTTCTCCGGGAATTTTCCCGATCTCGATCAGCATGTTCCAGATCAGCGTGACGAAACTGATCAGGATGCCGATCACGAATGCCGCCGTGAAGACGAGCAGGATGTCGCCCAGCACCACGCTCAGCGACACGCCGCTCAGCACCATCAGGACCAGGAACAGTAAGAAGGTTGCCATAAGACCGTTGTGTACGCGAACTAGCTGTGAGCGTCAAGTCTAAATATGATCAAAGGAATCCTCGATGCCCGATCCGATCATCTCTCCGTCGATCAGTCCCTATTCCGCCCGTATCGGCTCGGTCGAGAGCAGCGGCGACATCACAGCGCAGAATCCCCTATATCCCGCCTCCAAGGGCGGTCCGCTCGGATTGCATCAATTTTTACGCTCTACATGGCTAGATTTCGCCAAAGCTCGACCTGACCTCTTCGCCGGTCAGACTCCAGAGGAAGTTCTCGCCGGGCGCACCAATCCAAGGTTGTCGGCCGCTGCCGCCGATTGGTATCGCGATTATAATTCGGGGATTTTGGCCAAGGCTGGTATTCTACCAACCCCCACGAATTTGGCTCTTGCTCATACTCTTGGTGCCGGAGGGGCGATCGGTGCTCTAAAATATTCCGACGACACGCCGCTGACCAAGGTGTTCCAAGAGACCCAGCCGAAGATGGCCGACACCATTCTCAAATTAAATCCCGCGTATCAAAATATGACGGTGGGTGACCTCAAGGGCAAGTTTGCCAACGTCGATACGGCACCACCGGCTCCTGCGCCAGCCCAAACCGCCCAAGCGACTCCCCCGCCGTTCTATCCCATGCAGCCCGCACAATCTGCCTTGGCCACAAAGGAGCCCGATCCCCTGCAACAATTGGCATTGGTCAATTCGCTGATGAAGCCCGTGGGACAGCCGATGAACAATAATATGAACACCGGAGTGTTGCAAGCCCTTGCCGCTGCCAATGCCAATCGAAGCGGTCTGCCAGCCGGCTATGGACAAGGATTGGCCAATCCGTTACTGACCTGATATGACCGCTTCGTTCGATTAGAGGGTTGACGCGGTCATCGAATCGTGTAGCGATTGCATCGCAAACCCTAATCATAGGAGGAAGCGGCAATGGCAAGAGCCCCTGTGGTCCCCGCAAAGTCGGGGCCGATCGACGTTCCATTAATCAAAATCGGCGAAACCACGATGTGGGTCGTCGGTCGCACGCAATACGTGTTCAACTCGATGAGCGGTCGCGGCAGACGTGAACTCCTGTATCCATCAGGCGGCCGGAGAAGCCGTGCGGATCGTGCCGGCGTGTTGAAACATGATCCCTATGCCGAATTTTGCGATTCGATCACCCGTGCGCCCGAAGGCTCTCCGACATTACTGGGCATCCCAGCCGCCGCGTTTCATCGCCTGATGCAAACCGCCGCGCTCGATCTGCCCAACACCCGCAAGAGCGAGATCGGCCGGATGACCTGGATCGTTGCGGACGAAGGCGCTGCCCTGCCGGTCTGGGGGGTGCCCGAATTCGAGATCATCGGAGTCCGCACAGCCGATCTCGCCCGCACCCCCGATATGCGTAGCCACGCCGTGATGCGTGAATGGTGTTGCGAAGTGACTGTTCAGTATGTGGTTCCCCGCCTGACCGCCTCCGCCTGCTTCAACCTGATGTTTGCCGGTGGCTGGACAGTGGGCGTGGGCGACGGGCGTCAGGAAAAAGGCATCCTCAATAATGGGCAGTTCGCCGTGGTGCCGGCGATCCCCCCGGATGCCAAAGAGGCCGACCGTGCTCGCATTATTGCTTCTGATCCCCCGACCTACAGCAAGTTTTTCGATCTCCAAGCGAACGCCGGACGCGAAATGCAGGAAGCGGCGATGAGGGAGCCAACTTTTTATAACGAACAGAGCCGGCTCGACTTTGAGTGGTTCCAGGAACAACTGGCGGCACGCGGCAATGAGAATCTTGCCCGCCAGATGGGACTGGACGATCTCGAAGGCGTCGGCGATGATGATGTCGCCGTGGACTGAAAGGAGCCTAAATGCCGAAGCTATCGCAAACCGTTCTCCGCACCGTGATGGAGGAATTCGAGCGACGCCATGACGGCGTGCTTGATGCCCGCCTTCTGGAAGCGGAGATACGTGCCGATCTAGCGCATCCGTGGCGCAAGGAGAACGGCGGCGAGATTGAGATGAATGACGCGACAGCGGCCATCGAACATCGCGTCGGCCAAATCTTCAAGTTGTTCCGCCGAGCACGGGTTGAGGTCAGCTATCACCACGTAATCCTTAACGCACCCCGCAATGTACCGATTATCGATCAGACGCCGAGGGCGTATGAGCATATCCTACGCGCACGGGAGGTTCGCTCCGAAGAAAACCGCCGGCAAATCGTCGCCGAGCGAGTGGAGAAACTGGCACGCGAAGTACGAACGGTACGCATTCTGGCGGCGGTGCTTGATGTCACCGATCAATTAGGTGAGATCGAACGTCGTTTGACGGTGTTCGGCGAGACCTTACGCCCATCGGTCAACGACGCCCCCGCTGGAAATGCTTGATCCTCGTCGCGACTTGACTAGACTTGACGCGACTAGACCAGACTCGACGTGATGCGACATGATGCGACCTGACAGGACCGGATGGGACTTGACATGACGGACGCGACTTGACAAGACTGGCCCCAACACGACGTGGCATGACGTGAGTTGACTAGACAGACCGGACTAGACGCGATCGGACCTGATCGGACGAGTGGAGACTTGATTGGACGAGACCGGACTGGATAAGACCGACCCGACAAGACCAGAAGGACAGGCCAAGACTTGACGGAGGTTATGCGGCGCCGACTGGAGTGTTCAGTCGGCGCCGTTGGCCTAACGGCGTTTTTTAATCTCATCAAACTGTTTCTTAATTTTGTCAAACTGCTGGATCAACCGATCCAATCGCTGGATCAGCCGCTCAAATTGGGAATCGACTCGGTCAAATCCATCGTTCATGAGCGTCATGAGGCGAGTCAAATCGTCGTCCACAGCGTGGAGAGTTTGTAACAAAAGACCAGCAGTAGCTTGCAGTTCGGCCATCAGTGCCGGGTCTTATCCTTGCCGATCAAGTCCTTGATCTCATGGACCTCGGTTTCTAGGCGCGACATCCGCTGATCAAGCCGATCCATTCGCTCATCCATCCGATCGAACCGCTGATGGGTCGCGTCGAACCGCTGATGGGTCGCCGCGATGAATCCCGTCAGGATATCGCCAAAGCGGCGGCCGTCGGCGATTAGCTGTTGCATGGCTTGCATCAAGGGACTCTCATCATCCTGTCGCAGATACCGTTCGTCAAGTTCTTCGAGCGTGTATTCGGGCATATCCCTATCTAGTCCCTTCACCCATGCGCCGCAACCAATACCCGCACCTGTAGCACGTCCGTGATCATCGTGCCAAGATTGGGCACATGCTGCGGATCGGCCAAGAAGGTATGGTTGCGCTGTGCTGGATCGGTGAACATGCCGGCCAACTCGCCCGATCGGTTGATCGCCGTGAGGAAGGTACTGCCCGCCCCTCGGACATCCACCTGCTCAACGATGCCGGTCCGCTCATTCGCCAGAAACCCGTGCGAGACCAGTCCGACGGTGAACGATCCGACGATCCAGCCACTGATATTTTCGTCATGGGCGACGATCAGATTGTCCGCCACACCCGGTATGTGTGGCTTTGGTACCACAGGTGTGGCCGGAGCGGGGATGGAGGTGATCTGTCCGGCGGTGTCAGTCCACCAACCGCCCCACAATCGTCCGGCGGAGAGGAAATAGGTGGCCGAGCCATTGTCGGCGAGGTGAGTGATGTCCGCCGTATAGCGGGCATTGGGGGTGAATTCCGTCAGGCGATAGACCACGGGGGTATCCTTGTGATGGTTCCCCCCGATGCCGGTGTGTTTAGATGGAGTTCAGTGTGGCGTCAAGTAGCCTTTCCACAGGCTGATGTGCTGTTGAAAGCCGGTGGCGCGTATGCGTCGTCATAGCCTTTCACAGGCTCAGGTCGTCTCGGTCGGTATGGTAGTCGTCACAGGCTAGTTCGCCTCGTGGTCAAGTCGTCGCAGCCATTCGGCCAGCGATTATGAGCTTGGTCGCCGACGACATAGAGCCGGGGCTTAGGATAAAAAAGGGAGAACCAGTGGTTCCCCCCGAGGGTCGTCTAGCAGGGCGATAGCGCCCTGTCAACAGGTTTCGGCGTCTTCGGTGTCGGCCACGGGCCGCACCATGGCCAGATCATCGGCCACGGAATCAGGAATGAGCGCATTTCAATCTCTTTTGTTTGGGTTCATAGTCGATCGGCCGACGGAGCGGAATGGCTTCCAGTTGGTCGGCCAGATGCAGCAGACGGGCACCATCCGGCGAGGTCGGCGCCAATTCTCGCCATGTGCTGATCGCGTCTTCGACGAACTTGCTATCGAAATTCCGCTTCATTCTGGCACGGCGACCTTCGGCGATCATAGCCATATTTAGAAAACGGCGGAGTTGCAATCGCTGGCTCCGCCGTTCTCACTGATGGTTAATTTGGAAATGAATGAGTGCCGTACTGGAGGACGGCGACTCTATTTATAAAAGATTGTCACGCCCTCGGCGTGACGGCTGTCACATTCGCCTTTCGGCGGATGTGACGACCCGGCGTCAAGGAGTCAAACGCCGGGTCTCTTCACGGATGATTTCGCAATTACACGTCTGTCGGACGCCAACCCGACAAAATCATTTATCGCATATCCGCTGAGAAATTGCAACTATTATTCGCGATAGGCGAAGCCTGGACGTTCGACCTCTAGCTCGAACGTCGCCACCCGCCGCACCTTGTCGGCGTTCACCACCCCGTCAATGATCAACCGCTCAAGGAAAAATAACACCACATCCTCGACCAACCCCACCGGCGCATCCAACTCACAGTTCAAGGCCGCATAACTCATGTCCCGCTCGTGATTCATCTGATGCTCATCCACCAACATCCGTAAAATAGCAAAATCTGGCAACTCTATCCTTTTCATTGCTTTCTTCCGTTAACTCCATCCATTATAGCCCAAAAGATCGGGGTAAATAAAGTGAGATTGGGGGTATTGAGCATGGAGGCACCGGAACGAGGATTGATGGACTATGACGCGGCCAGTCGTTATTGTGGGTTGCCTCGGCGGTATTTTGTGCACCGCCACAAATATGGTACCGGACCGGCGTATATCACCCTATCGCCGCGTCGGGTGATGTTCAATCCCGACGATCTAGATCGTTGGATACAGACATGGACGCGGCACGATTGCGGATGTGGCGAAGGACCCGACAACGAAGCTAATTAAACAAAACCCCCACATCGGTGAGACGATGCAGGGGTCATTAGAAGGAAAACGTATTATGTGTATTAAGCGTATTTATAGCATATCCCTCAACGGAGCGCAAGCAGAGGGTCATGCGCCATGAAGGTCGTTCATAACGCACCGTCGAGCAATGGCTACAATGCCTACTGCTTGTCCAAGGAAATCATCGACCTGTCGGTGGCGGACGTATGGGACGAGGCCAAGATGGAATGGGACCTTGACCATATCGTGCAACTCGATCCGACGGAAGACGTCGGGCAGACCTGTCTCTGCTCGCACCATCCGATTTTCGAGTTGTGCTACATCCGCAATCGCCTGAACGGTGAGATCGCTTTGGTCGGTAATCACTGCATCGCGAAATTCATGGAACATTTGCGCTCACAGGCGATGTTCAACTGTCTGCGCAAGATCGCCTGCGATGATACCCGCTCCATGAATATCGAACTGGCACAATATGCCGAGAAGCAGGGCTGGTTGACCACATGGGAATACAAATTCGTGGTGGACAATCTGCGCCGACGTGATCTGTCGGTCAGTCAATTGGCCATCCGGCAGCGATTGAACGATCAGGTGTTGCGTAAGATCGGCTATCACCATAAGGCGTTGACCAAACGACGGGATCAGGCGATTGTAGACAACCTCCGTCAGATCAAACGCGAGCCGACCACCATGGTCACCGTCGATACCGCCCAATGGCTGTTCGATCAGCATCAGATCACCCGCTGGGAATACGATTTTCTGTTGAACATCCATGAGCGACCTCGGCTATCCTCAGCGCAACAGATGTCGAAGACCAAGGTGCACGCCAAAATCGCCAAGTTGTTCGCATGAACGGCCTGTGGGACCTGCGGAAACAACTTTACGGCAATGGCTATCGCCCGGTGTCGATCCAGACCTTTCCCGAATTGTTGAAATACCCCCTCAATCCGGGCTGGACCGAATTGGCCCGCTGTGATCCTCCCATTCCGGCGGTGAGTGCCCCGCCGGACGCATGGCATCAATCGACCGGAGTGCTCGCCGACGGATTGCAGATCGTTGACATCGATCTGGACAAACCCGACCATTGTCTCGACGTGGCACAATATTGCCTCGATCATCTGGGCGATGCGCCGATCCGCTTCCGGCCGAACGCCTGTCGCGTAGCGTTGCTGTATCGAGCGGCCGAAGGTTCACCCGGCAAGGCCAAGGCATGGAAACGCAACCCTGATCGAACGGGGGAAGGCGTCGAGGTGCTGGGCCATGGCAATCAATTGCATGCCTATGGCTATCATCCGTCCGGCGTCGAGATCGAATGGATGGATGATCGTGGGCCACACAATGTGTCGCGTGACGATCTTATTGCAGTGGATTTGCCACAAGTTCATAATCTGTTGGATTATACCCGTCAATTATTGGGAGTCCAAGAGACCGTGATCACCCGTTCTGTCGCTCCACCGGCCACCTTATCGGCCGGCTATGTCGGCACGCCGCAGCGATGGCATGACGCCGACATCTTGGATGTTCTGGGCTCGATTCCGAACACCACGGTGGACTATGACTGGTGGCTGCGGATTTGCATGGCGACCTTCGTGGCGTCGCATGGCACCGCCTATGACGTATTTTCGGCATGGTCGGCGCTCAATGTCACGCATGACGAACAGATGTGTCGCAACACCTGGGCGGCGTTGTATCGCAATCCACCCAATCGAATCACCGGCAGTACCCTGTTGCGGTATGCCCGTGACGCCAATGGCGGGAGTTATATCAAACCCTCCCGCCGATTGGTTAGACTGCCCTTTTTAACGGAGAGATGATAATTTGAATCAGTTCACTATCGACCGGACCCGCATCACGCGGGTGCGGAATAATAATCTGACGGCCTATGCCAGCGGCGGACAGATCGTCATCCGTCGCTCGCGCCCCGACGGCAAGGGCGGCTGGATCGCCGATCCGGTTGTCGCCACCGACCTGTTCGGCGTGGATATCTGGCAATTGGAGGTCGGCTATGAGGTATGGGGTGAGACGAATGGTAAGAGGCATCGGGAGGTCGCCTTGGTGCCCTATGGTCAAACCCCGCCGGAGACGCCGATCGACGGGTCGCCGATTTATCAACTGCCGATCTATAGCAGTCAATGGGGCGGCCGGGCCGATTTGACGATTAATGATCGGGTGGGATCGGAGGCATTGGCCGATCTGTGCGATGATTTGGAGAATCATGCCGAATTTCATGCGGTCAACCCGCCGATGATCCCCCATATCGAGGTCACTGGGGTCGAGGAAGGACCGTTCGGTATCAAGCCGATCTTCGCCATTGCCGAATGGGCCGAGCGTCCGGCAAGATGGGGTGATCTCAAGATCAAGCCGATCCCCGCAGTGATCGTCGCATCCGATCGGCCCGATATTATGCAGCGTCTGCATGAACGCAATCTGCGGCGAGTCGATTAATCGAACAAATGGCGAACAACGATTACACGAACTAATACTATCAAGTTTTTGTTAATCACTAGCGAGGTGGGGAGCATTCCCGCCTCGTGCCATTTTATGGAGAATTTGATGAAGTACGGTGATGAAGACGCAGTGCCGTCGGGCCTGTATGAACTGCTCGACGAAATTCAGATCATCAAACAGCCATTGCCGACGTATTTGGTGGACGGATTGATCCCCGAAGACAGCATCAATCTGTTGACCGGGCAGAAGGGCGTCTACAAATCGTTCATGGGACTCGACATGGCGTTGACCATGACCCATGGCAAAGGGAGTTTTCACGGGCGGGCGACTCAGGATGGCGGGGCAATCTATTTCGCCGGCGAAGGTGCCGGTGGCTTGGGCAAACGCATTGCGGCGTGGCGTCTGCACCATAAGATCGATCATGCCGACACATACGGTGTAAAATCACCGTTCTGGCTAGTTCGGACCCCTATCAATCTGTTGAACGAGGCCGATATCGATCAGATCATCCGCTCGATCAAGGATACCGAACAGCGCTATGGCTGTATGATCAAAACCACCTGGGTCGATACCATCAGTCGCGCCATTCAGGGCGCCAAAGAGGATGAACAGACTTGGGGGGCGATCATCACCGCTGGAGAGCGGATTAAGAACGAGGTCGGCCATCGCATGGCGTTTATCGGCATCGCCCATCAGGGTAAGGATGCCTCACGTGGTACACGCGGATCGTCGGTTGCCGAATGCAATGCCGATGCCGTGCTCACCATGTATTCCGACAAGGAAAATGCCCCCGATGAACTGCGGCTGCACGTCAGCAAATTGAAGGATGACGAGGACGGCAACACATATAATTTCGTCACCTGCCAGTACCAATGGACTGGCGAGCAAGGCAAAACCGATTCCTTGGTCCTGATCGAGGATTGGGAAGAAACCGATATGCAGCGCAATCTGCGGCTGGATCACCGCAGAGAACGGCAGAATGGCCGTGATCGACGGGCTCCCGACCTGCTAGAACGCATTGCCAATTTACCGCCTAACATCTATCTGCTGAGCGAGGCAATCACTTTGATCGGAAAGAAACCCGGTCGAATCAACGAAAAAGTCATAGCACTCGTGCCGATCCACCCGATCCGAGTCGAAGTCAGCAATGGATTGGCGATGAATGGGACCGGGTATCGTCTCGTGTCGCGGCGTGTCGATGCGCTAAGAGGTCAACTTATCCAAGTCGCCGACGTCAACTAATATTGCCTTTCCGCCGACCGGAAAGCGGAACGGAAAGGCTTCCGTTCCGTTCCGGAGAGGAATGTTAGATAGCAGGATTTTCCGCTTCCTTATATATGGAAAAACGGAAAGGGGACTAGCTTGTACACCTACCCCTTTGGGGTAGGTGTACCAAGCAAGGTATAGGCCGGGAGAAGAAGGGAATCAGCACGAGATTAGCAGGTACCAGTACCCGCTGGCGGAGATTTGCTGCCTGCTTCTGCGTACGTAGTACACGACATGACACGACATGACATATCTCTCGGTGCAAGCCGTCGGAATAGGCATGACTAAATACCCCGCACAAAATTGAATCGGACCCATGCACCCCATCGATCGCCTTGCCGCTATCCGCCACGAAATCCAGCAATTAGAAGCCGAGGCCAACGACATCCGCCGGTTGATCATCAGCGGCGAGGTCGATCCCCATGGCGAGTTCTATCACGCCAAGATCAGACGACAGGTCGTGTTGTTACATGAATCCCACTACCTTGACGACTAGGACGTGCAGCATCTGTGGCGAGACCAAGCCCGACGCCGAGTACTATCGCTATCCGACGGGCTATGTTCGGCCGGCCTGTCGCACCTGTCATATCGTGCGAGTTCGCCTGTCGCAGCGGGCGCATCCAGAGAAAACCAGAGAAGCCAACAGACGGTATCGTGAGCGTCATAGGGAGGCGCTACGCGAACGGGAGCGCAGCTATCGAATCAAATATCGCTCCCGCAAGGCCGCCTCCCAGCGGGCGTATTATGCCGCTCATCGCGAGGCCGTGTTGGCGCGGATGAAAGCCACCCGCGACCTCCATAGGCAGATGCGGATTGCCGCCGGATTGCCGGTGCGGATGAGAGGTCGACCGAGGACCATCGAATGCGACTCCTAAATGGATGATTTTATGACACCCGATCTCACCGAGTTCAATTACGACACCCTGCTGGATATGAAACAGGCAGCGGCTTATTGCCGGCTTCCGTACAGCTATTTCCGCAGCCAAATGAAACGTGGCGCTGGACCACGTCATGTGATGCCGTCACCCCAACAGCGATTCTTTGAAATCCGCGACCTCGATACGTGGATGGCGGGTTGGCGGCGCACGTGAACCCCGGTCTCCTCGAAGATGGTATGAAAGCCGCCGGCGAATTTGTCGGCACATTCAAACAGCAGCCCTTGGTGCTCATGCTTGGTCTCATGAACATCGTGCTGCTGATTTTCCTGTTCTATTATTTGTCGAGAATCACCAGCCGGACCGAGACCACGGTCGGCATGCTGTTCGCCGCACAGGACAAGTTGTACGGCCAATGGTCCGAGGTGATGAAGGATCAGAACGCGTTGACCGAGAAGGTGCTGCATTGCGTCATGCCCGAAGACGCGCTCAAATTGATGCAGGCGCCGCGACCATAAATATCCGATGGAGGTCCCCATGTCCGAATCTACTAGCACCGCTGACGCCGATATCCAAGCCCAACTCGACACCCTCGCCATCGAGATCGCCGATTTGAAAGCCAGAGTGTCCCACCTCGAATTGGAGGGCGGGTTTTCCTATACCAAGACCACGACCGATGAGGCGGAATGAAATCTAACGCAGCCGCTGAATGGCAGTTCTCGCTTCACCGACTCAACCAGCGATGGACTGAGATCGGGCTGAGCGAGGACGCGCAGCAGGCGCCACGCAGCGATCTCCTGCCAGTCCTCCCCCTCTAGCTTCGTCGCATGCGCCTCCGCAATCAGCTTGAAGTACTGACCCTTGGACGGCGCTTCAACGAACTGCTGATACACCGCCTCGGGCACCTCACGGTAAGTGAAATTCCCGCCCTTCACGAACGCCACGATCAACAGCTTGGTGACCGGATCGTAATGGATATCGGCGATCGAGCTAGACATGTCCTTATTCCTTCATTGGCCACCATTGCATAGGCGCATGTGTGTTGGATGTCACGCACAATGTCATTCATTGCTATGATAGTTCTGCATATCAGACATGCAAGTATGGGGGTTGATGGGAATATATTCCTAGTCGATAGGAATATAATCCTAGTATCGCCGGCCGGGTCCTCCGAGTCCGACCGGTCACCGCACCGCCCGCCGAAAGTAAAATGTCCTATGGGGCCTCCGAATCGGGCCATC